CTTTGAAGTAATGCATGAACGTAATGCTCATAACTTTCCACTTGACCTGGCTGCACATACTGCACCCGTGATCGGCTAATGAATAAACCTGGACTATACGCTAACATTCATGCTAAACGGATGCGTATTGCATCTGGTAGTGGTGAGAAGATGAGGAAGCCCGGTTCTGCTGGTGCTCCAACTGCTAAACAATTTAAACAGTCAGCAAGGACTGCAAAGAAAAAATAAGCACGTCGTCCGTTCATCATTGCAGCTACTCTGCTTTGACGCATGACGCCTACTCATGGAACGGGGGGTAGGTACTTCGGTCCTAAACAATGACTAAAGTCGAATTGGATGCCCGTGTACGGGAACAAAAAGCTTCTGAAAAGGAGCAGAAGTTGAAGTATCGCGGCGTTGCTTACACACCTAAAACCAAATAACTAAACGGACTGGAGGCACCTCAGAGTAGGACCTCCTTTTCTTTGACTATTGGCCGGTTACGACCGACACCCTTTAGTCATGACGGTGGGAGAGACCACACAAACAATAATTGGTTTAATAAATTCCAAAGCTTTGGAGAGATAGATAACACTTACTCTCTACTTTCATGTCTAACGTAACTCAAACCGTACTGGGTTCAGTCAATAAGGCTGTTTCCAGTACCGCAGGCTCTTATGCATACGATACCAAGTATCAGACTTATCTGAAACTGTTCTCTGGTGAGATGTTTAAGGCTTATGAATCGGCCACGATGGCTAAAGGAACTGTGCAAAGCCGCACCCTGAAAAATGGTAAGGCAATGCAGTTCATCTTCACTGGCCGTATGCAGGCTGGTTATCACACCCCTGGCACTCCTATCCTGGGTAGTGGTGATCCCCCGGTGGCAGAGAAGACCATCATCTGCGACGACCTGCTGATCAGCTCGGCATTCGTCTATGATCTTGATGAGACTCTTGCTCACTACTCGCTGCGTTCCGAGATCGCTAAGAAGATTGGTCATGCTCTTGCTGAGAGCTATGATAAGAAGATCTTCCGTCAGATCGCTAAAGCTGCTCGTGAAGCACACCCCATCACTGCTGCTCCTGGTCCTGAGCCCGGCGGTTCGGTGATCCAACTTGGTGCTAACAAAGAGTTTGATGCTCAAGCTCTTGTTGATGCCTTCTTTGAAGCTGCTTCCATCATGGATGAGAAGAACCTTCCTAAGCAAGGTCGTATGGCTGTGCTGTCCCCGCGTCAGTACTATGCACTGATCAGCCAGGTGTCTTCTAACATCCTGAACCGTGACTACGGTAATACTTCTGGTAACCTGCAGTCGGGTGAAGGTCTGTATGAGATCGCTGGTATTCCTATCAAGCGTTCTAATAACCTGCCCTTCCTGGCTAATGCTGTTGGTTCTACTGTTCCCCGTGTTAGCGGTGAGAACAATGATTACTCTGGTGACTTCAGCACCCACTGTGGTCTGATTTACCACAAAGATGCTGCTGGTGTTGTGGAAGCTATGGCTCCTTCTGTGCAGACCACCTCTGGTGATGTTTCTGTGATGTATCAAGGTGACCTGATTGTTGGTCGTCTTGCTATGGGCTGTGGTACCCTGAACCCTGCTGCTGCTATTGAGCTGCAGTCGGCACGTTCCTGATAAGGGAGTAGACCTATGTCTATTATTCCTGGTACTGCTGTCATTCAAAATGAGCTGAATGCTATTGGTTCTATTGAGCGGTCTGATACTTTTAATCCCCCCACTGCGGTGGAATATGGTCGGGCTGTATCTCCCAATGCAAAAGCAAAAACTGATGACGCTGACGGCAAACTGCCGTATGCTACTTGATAATTTTATTTAGGAACACAAATTATGCCTACTCTTAATGGTGCATCGGGTATTGTATATCAACCCGATGTTATGCAGCTTAGTCGGGTTGTTGATTCTATTCAATCCGTTACTAGCAGCACTGCTCTTACTACAGTTCCCCAACTCACTATTCCCATTGGAATTAATGAGCGGGTTCTGTTTCGTTATAACCTGTTCTATACTACAGCTACTGCTGCAGATATCTCCTATACAGTTGATGTACCTGCCTCTCCTACTCTTTACCGTCAGGTAACGGAAGGTATGGCTCCTGATGATACTGCCTTTGACCTGGCTCTTGCTACTGCTGAAGGTACTATCGATCTGCTTGGTGCTACTAATACTGATGGTTTCATCCGTATTACTGGTGTTCTTCATAATGGAAGCACTGCTGGTGAGATCCTCTTTAAGTTCGCTCAAAAGACTTCTACTGCTAGCGCTACTTCTATTCGTGCTGGTTCCTTCCTTGAATATCGGTACTTCTGATCATGGCTAATCCTACTGTTGCTGCTGGTGGCAATGGCGTTGCTGGTAGCTTTGATGCTAGTGTAGCACGTACCGTAACTGGTACTTATGCAGCTAGCAATAAGTCGGTGAGTGGCACCCATGCTATTCGTCGTTCTGTAGTCAAAACAGCTGCTGGTGTCGGTTCTGAAGTTTTCTCTGAAACTCAGAATCTGCGCTTTGCTTATCCGGTTGTCGAGGCTGATGCTCCTATCATCACTCGCACCTAATTAGTTTACCGTGGGAGATCCTTAGTGGTCTCCCTTTTTTTAATTCTCTTATAACGTCATCGTTATGCCATATACCAATAACGCTCAGGCTGAGCTACAAGCTGTTAATGAAATTCTGGCGTCTATTGGTCAGGCGCCTGTTACCACCATTGAGGCACAGACCGTCACGTATGAGGATGGGTCTACTGTCGAAGCTGTAATCAACCCGGAAGTTGCAATTGCATATGAGACCTTAATGCAAGTCTCTCGGGAGGTACAGGCGGAGGGTTGGACATTTAACCGAGAGGCTGAAGTTCCAAAGACTCCTGATTCTAATGGCTACATATCACTGATTGGTAATGTGTTGCAAATGGATCTTAGTGATATATTTGAAAACAGTAACTATGATACTGTTGTAAGGAACGGTAGATTGTATGATCGAATTAAACATACAGATGTTTGGGATACTACTAAAACCTATAAGGTAGATGTGGTATTGTATTATGACTTTATTGATTTACCACAAGTATTCAAGGATTACATCATTGCAAAAGCAGCAACACGTTGTGCCATTAGGTTGGTTGGTGATGTAAACTTAGCTCAAACATTAGCTTCATTTGAAACATGGCGTAGAGCTAATGTAATGGAATATGAATGTAATGAAGGTGATTACACTATGTTTGGTTTCAAACAAGGTGATGGATTCTATAATAGCTATAAACCATTTAGGGCACTTGCACGATGACTTCAGTTTCTCAACGTATACCTAACTTCATTGGTGGTGTTTCTCAACAAGCTGATGAGAAGATGCTGTTGGGTCAAGTCAAAGAAGCAATTAACTGCTACCCTGATATTACACTTGGTTTACTTAAAAGACCAGGTGGTAAGTTCCTTGGTAAGTTAGCTGGTCTGACAGCTAATACTGCTGATAGTGCTGCATGGTTTAGTATCTTTCGTGATAATCAAGAGAAGTATGTAGCTACCATCCCTTCCTTTGGTATACTTACTGTTACCCCTTCTGGTACTGCTGCTGCTGGTACAGAAACTTACACCAATGTAACTGGAACAACTACTGGTGCTGGTACTGGTGCTAAGTTCACTGTGGTAAGATCTGGTGGTGTATATACAGTTACAGTAACTGATCCTGGTTCTAAATACGTCACCTCTGATACGGTAGTAGTTCTTGGAACAGATCTTGGTGGTACTACTCCTGCTAATGATTTGACAATTACTGTTGATACAGTAAACGGTCTTAAGGTATGGGATCTATTAACTGGTACTGCTGCTACTGTATCTTATCCAGCTGGTAAGCAAGCATCTATTGAAAGCTATCTGACTGCTGCTGATTACCGTAGCATCAAGACACTTACAATTAATGACTTTACGTATATTGTCAACAGTGAGAAGACAGTAACTGCTAAGGCTGCTCCTACGTTTAATGCAAACAGACAAGCTACCATCATCGTTACTGTTGTAGACCATGACATTGAATACAAAGTAACTATTGGTACACAGACTTTTACCTACACAACACCATCATCTAACTCTGGTAAGCTAAAACTAGATGATGTGATGGCAGGTATCTTGAATGCTATTACCACTGGGTATGCTACAAAGACTATTAT